AACTAGTGACGAGCCATTCGGAACAATAGCACCCTTTACAATGTGTACATTGTCACCATCGTTGTTAATTAATTGTACGTTTACCGTGATTGAAACTGTCAATATATTGGCAATGTTCAGGCCAATGATTGTTGTTTCTGTTGCGCTAGGACAAGTGTAAACATCTGCGTTAGCTGTCCCAACTGCGGTGTCTGTAAAGGTTTTAAATGCGTTTGCCATTTCTCTATCCTAATGCTATCGCAAATGCCAGCGCATTTGGGTCTTGTTCTGTGAAGCCCTGAATTGTATCACTCGCATCTTTAAAGACCATTTTCTCTGCTGGGAGCGTACAGAACAGCGTTCTTGTTCCTGATGTCCAGTTTACGGCATTGTCTGAATTACTTGATTGCAAAATAGTGGTACGAGCCAAGGTTGTACCAGATGCAGTATAAGTGCCAATACCAGTCTCAAAGTCTGTGCCATCTGTACAAGTGTAATAGGTAGTGTTGCCATTACCTATTTCTCCAAATGTTTCAAAGCCCGTTACTGCGCCAGCGAGAGTATATGTGCCAGTGCCTGTAGTGGTGCTTGTTTCTTTCACACGGTCTTTGAGTATCAAGGCCATTACTTTAACTCGATAGTAAAGTTAGTTGCATTAATTCTGAAGATGTCTCCTGAATCAATTTGTTTTGAGGTATCTACAGCGCCTACAAAAAGTTTGTTGCCGCCATCAAACTTTAAAACAACATTGTCAGAAACTGACACAGCAGAACTTAGAACAATGCTAGTTTGACTGTTTACTGTAGCCACTGTTATGCCTGCACCAATTCCGGTTCCGGTCACAACATCGCCCACAGCGATTGTTCCAGAATTACCATCAACGGTTACGTTAGCAGATGAGCTAACAGCACCATTCACAACTGCTGTAGCAAAGTTTTTGTCTGTTACAAACGTATGTGTCACTGTGTATGAAGCAATGCCGCTTGATGCTGAAAACTCTATGTTAGCCGCATTTGTAACTGTTTGCTGGTCTGTGCTTGAAGAAGCAAGTGTCCAGTTAGATGCATTAACTTGCTGTCGAGTATAGTTTGCATCTTGGGTTACTGTGCTTACTTCTGTAAGGGTTCCTGCCTCTGCATCAGATACAGCGGTAGCAAGCCCGATATAAATGTCATTGCCCGGTGTAGCAAAAGAACTGGAGTTATTCTTGAACAAAAAGTCAAGAATCTTGTTCTCCAGATATGTGGTTGCCGCGTTTGAAGTTGCCATTTCTTACTCCTAAGTCCTTGGCCTGTTAGGTAGCCCCTCTCTATAGGCGTCATCATTTTCTCTTGCTTCTGCAAGGTCTTTCAAGCGAGAGAGAGATTCTTGAAATCTTGTTTCATACATGGTGATAACATCTTGCTCACCTTTCATGTAAACATATGCCTCTGTGAGTGCGGCATACAATAAAGTGTTTGGAGCGTTTTTGCTTAACCATGTATATTGACCGCCAGAGAGACTGGTTAGTGATTGAGGTCTATAATAATAGTGTAACTCAACCGTATAGTTTTGATCTGGTGTTGGCCCCAAAATAAAGTTACCTGACGTAGCACCTCCTGATGCCTGTGCTGTTGTATCAAAAAATGCGTAATATTGTGGCTTTCCTGTGCTGGTGCGGGCTGGATAAGCCTCTCGCATAAAATTTACATCCTTTTCCAAAAGAAAGCCTTCACTGCCAACAGTGGTAATAAACAAAGAAAACGGCGCTAAAAAGTCTGTAGGGGTAGATAAATACTCGTTGTTTTGAGTTAGTGTGCTGGTAGCATTTTTACGGAAAAATTCTAAATCAACGCTTGATAATATTCTGTCCTCAGCCGCACGAATAAAAACAGGAAGGTTTGTTACAAACCCCGTTTCATCGTTCTCGGTAAAATCTTGTATGGCTTGTTTAAGCTCATTAAAAGAAAAAGACATTATTCAATCCTAAGAATCGCGGAGCTAGATAGCGCCGCTGGGAACTGTATTGTAAATGTTGAGTTGCTGGAGCTTTGGTCAGCGCCAAAGTCATAAACTGCCACAGCCCTATTTGCTTTACTGCTGTTGTAAATTAAAGCTCCTCTGGCTGTTATTGTAGAGCTTGTAAAAGACACATCATTAAAATCGACATAAGCCACTGTACCGCTAGTGGTTGGGCTTACCGTTGTAAGGGTGGCCCCGCCAGCAGAGTATCCTGTGCCGCTTGTTTCGTTGGACGTGGTGTATGCTGTTGTCGAAGCGCCAAGACTCGCTGAATTTGTATACAAAGCGATTTTGAATGTGTCTGATGTAAAATCGTGTATCGCTTTAAGAATCTCTTCTTTAAAACTTGTACACATTCCTGTAGTTATAGCCATTTTAAAATCTCATTATACTATTGTTATGTCGCCAACCATGCTTCCGTGAACAGTACACTGGTACACCAGAGAAGTGTCACCGGGTTCATGCGGCACGATAAATTGAGTTAGCCCTGTCGTGCCATTATAATCTTCTGTGACCCCTGCTGTAAAAGCGGAGCCACCAGCCTGAGTTCGTATCTGCAAAGGATGACTGCCTACATAAGAGGTATTGTCAATTAAGTAGGTATGACCTTTGTAGAAGAAAAAGTTGGGATTATCGCCAGCGGTAGCTCCGGGGCCGGAAAATTGATAAGCAGACCCATTAGCCGCTGTTGTTGTGTACTTTATGACAGGCCCAGTAGTCTCGTCATTTAGTCGTATCCAGTTGCCTCCGTGAGCAAAATATAGCCCACCCGTTGCGTGAACGTGAGCCACCGCCCCATGATAGGTTGAGGCACTAGGTAAATCACTAAGAGCGCCATAATAAAAAACGATTTTATTTGCGCCAGAGTTAACATCAAATAGGCCGTTGGCATCTATGATATCGGTTAGCACACTGGAACTGTTCCCCAATGCCGCATAAATCTCATTGAAGTTATCGTTTATTTTATCAGCGCCAACACGAAGAGTATCACCCGTTCCATCGTTTGCGCTTGAGCCTATTCCCACTATTTGCTTTGCCATTTATCCCTCGTCAAAGGTTTCATTAGTAGTGTCAAGTGTAACATTTGTAGAGTCGTAGGTGAACGACAAGCCAGAACTAAAGAATACAGGAGTAACAGCGCCAGTACCAGCAACGCCAGTCAGAGTAACTGTTGTTACGTTAGGCGCAGATGGCGGCACAATAACAGCCCCAGATACGGAGGGTGTGCCAACCACACCCCTTAAAAAGGGAACTGGCTCTCTTTGTACTGTTGCAGAATCAAAAACAGGAAAGGTAACTGTTACAGATTCTATCCTTCTTTCTGGTCGGGGGTCACGCAATGATTGAGGGTCGTGAATACGCAGACGGCCCAAAAAGTTTTGGGGATGGTCTTGGTCAGCTACATCCCTTCCAACTTTTAGGCCAGTCCTTACACCGTTTTTAACTTCATCAACAAGCTCGTTTAGGTCATACCTAAAGCCTGTTCTGTCGCAAAAACCGTAAGCGTATTTCCCTCTAGCTAATGGCATTTATTACCCAGCGCGACCGAAGCGCTTGCCCTTTATAGCCGCACCAGCGCCACGAACCGTACCGCCAGATTTGTACCCGCGTACCTTTTTCTTCATAACACCACCCTTTTTTGCGGCGATATCATTAGACGGCACGGCTGGTTTCTTTTTGTTGCCACCAAACAACCTAGAAAGCAAAGACTTCTTCTTTGGCTTCTTTGATTGATTTGCCTTGGCTTTAGCAATCAACTTATCCTTTTGTGCTTGTGGAACAGCAGAGCGCTTGTCTTTTACAGTCTTAGCTTTTTTAGGCGTTGCGCTAGTTTGAGCGCCAGTATTCTTAACCTCATTACGCATGGCGCTAGTTACTGCTCGTTGCTGTCCTTTGTCCTTAGACCTCATCATGTTCATTTGGGTTTGAGACATACGAGCGTATGGGTTTTTAGTCTTGGTATTGCCCGGAACACTTCCTGCTTTAGGCATTTTAATCTTTTGACCTATGCGAATTTGATTAGCATTTTTAATGCTAGGATT